TTCGGTTATAGGAGAATCAACTCGGCGTTTATGCTTGTGAGTTGTGCTTTTGCTCCCACTTCAACTGATCTAGGTGTTTTTTCTCGAACCTTCCATGCTCTGATGGGAAAGAACCAGACCACCCTTCTAGTTTGAAGTTTGGAGCAGAAAGAATGCGGTTGGCTGTTTCACCACATTCACACCTAAAACTGATCGACTCATAATCAGTCAGTCTTTCGGTTTTATGCCCGTTTGCACAGGCAAAATCAAACATTCTTTTCATTTAGTTCCTCGTATGCTCTCTCGCTGACCTCTTTCAAGGTTTTCAGCCAAGTTAGTATAGAAAGTTCACCTTTTTTGAATTGTAGGCTTTGTTCATCAGAAATCACAGATATATTATTCAAGGATGCAATCATGGTGTCAATATCCTCCACCAAGTCTTTCCACCCATCACTTCCCATCATCGAGAAGCGATTTTCATAGTAATGCTGTAATTCAGGACTCACCAAGGCACTCCAATAGCTTTAACAGGGTTCTTTTGCAATTCAATCTGAGCATCCAAAGAAGCCTCTACAGCCGCTTTATCAACACCATTAGCCCAAATCCATCCTAAGACAGTTTCCTTTGTCAAGTCAGCATAGGCAATGGTTGCAGTGCCTTCACTCCATGAACAAGTGCTGATGACAGAGGCAGAGTAATCCCCATCTGTTGCATTTGCTTGCCAATGTGCAGTTGTGACAAAACCATCAGAGGTTTGTCGATCAAGTTGGGAAATGTTCCAAGTAATCATGCTGACTCCAGTGCAGTTGTTGATGGCTGTTCTTTTAAAGGCTCAACAATAACTTTTCCGTTATCGTCAGTCCAATCAGTAACCATCATATGTTTGTCTTTGCGCTCACCAATAACCATCCAACTGATGCTTGCTGTAGATGTGTTGTCTTCGGCTTCAATTGTTAAAATGTTGCCCGTCACAGAACCACGCACAGCAGTCCAATCGGACTCGTTGGTTGTAAAGCATTGAACATCACGGCAAAGAGCGACAAAAGTGCCTTCTGTCATTGTTGAGGCAGTATCAATGTTGACTGTTGCAGTGCCGTTTACAAGATTGACTTTTCCACGGTAGATTAAATCAGCTTGCGGCCCTTCAATAAACGAATGTACAAGTTGATGTGTTTCTTCTAATTCAAGTAATGGATGGTCAATTCGGAATGAACCAGAAGCCTTGCTCAATGATCCAGCAATAACCGTATTCGCCGATGAGTTAACCGTTAACCCTAAACCGCCACTTGAATACAAGTTCAAAGATGATGCCGTGCTTGCGCCACCTTGTGAATCTGATAAAACTGCAATTTCACCAGCATATTGCAAAGCACCTGATGATGGTTGCGAAAATTGCCATAATATTTGTCCAGCAACAACATTGGCGTTTCTACCAGTTGCGGCGGGGCCACTATTGTTCATGTATAAAATTGGACCGTTTTGGTTTGCTGACCCGCTATCTTCTTTAGTTATTGCAACATTTGCGCCACCAATGGCGGTACTGTTTACCGCCAATTTACCGTAAGTGCTTGGAGATGTAGTTCCAATACCCAAGTTACCGCTGGAGTCGATAACTGTCTTAATACCACCATTTACATAAGTACGTAAAGAATTGGTTGAGTGTTCGTAGCTTAAAGCCCCGTTACCCCCCGCATCTGCTGTGCTGAAATACAACTCTGAATAACCTGAGTCTTTAATACGCATTAATTGAGATTGGAATTTTCCAGTACCAACTAAACCAGACCCATCAAAACTCAACGCACTACCCGTAGTCAGCACCTTTGAGCCATTGAGATAGGCAACACCATTGGCTGTGCCGCCTGTGAGGGTGACAGTTGATGATGTGGTGAGTGTGGTTGCCGCTACTGTACTTGGAGTGGTAGCCCCCAAAGTACCATTCATTGCCGCACCCGTCAGCGTCTTATTGGTCAGCGTATCAGTCGTTGCTCGACCAACCAAAGTGTCAGTAGCCGCAGGAAGCGTCAAAGTGGTAGTACCAGCTACCGCAGTTGCCGTGACTGTAGTTGTCCCTGATGTGGTTCCAGCAAGAACAAGTGTTCCAGAACCTAGTGTTGAGGTTGCCATAATTTTCCTTTAAGGTGTTCCATTGGAGACAATGTTTGCAGAAGAGGTAATCAATCCAGTTGAGTCCATTGATGCAATTGTCGTTGCCCCATACTTGAATATCAACTTTCCACCACTTTCTTCAATCGTGAAGTTTGTAGTCAAGAGTTTAGGGGTAGATGCCGCAGTTCCAGTGGTGTTCTGGTTAAATGTTGGGAATGAGGTCAAAGATGCCGCTGACCCATTGGGAGCCAATACATCAGTACCAATCACCAATCCAAGGTTTGTCCTAGCTCCAGATGTAGTAGTTGCACCTGTACCACCATTTAAAACAGCAACAGTACCCGTCACATTAGATGCTGTACCAGTGGTGTTTTGGTTGAAAGTGGGAAAAGAAGTCAGGTTTGCAGCCGAGCCACTTGGAGACAGAACATCTGTCCCAATCACCAGACCTAGATTGGTTCTAGCATCACCAGCAGTAGATGCGCCCGTACCACCATCAGCAACTGCCAAATCTGTAATACCTGTGATTGAACCACCAGTGATTGAGACATTGCTTGCCGCTTGGGTAGCAATTGTTCCCAAACCACTAATGTCAGCAGTGGTCAAAGTAACAGCACCAGTGCGCCCTGCAACTGAAGTTACGAGGTCAGTGTTATCTACTTTCTCCCAAGCAGTGCCATTAAAGATGGCCCAATCGCCTTGTGTCCAAGTCGTAATTCCATTGAGATTGGTTGAGCCTGTTACAGAGACAACATAGTAATCTCCCTTTGTTCCTACGCTAGAAACAAGGGTTGGAGTGTTGGTTGATGCGTTCCAAGTGCCTTCATAGTTTACAAATCCAGACAGGGCCGTAATTTGAGACTGAAGACTTGTCAGAGTATCAAGTACAGACTGAGAAGTACCGCCACCATTGGTAATAACTTTGATGCGTTCAGCAACATCAAAAGGAACAACCTCACCAACATTAATCTCACGACCATCATCAAGAGTGATGACAAGGCTACCATCAAAATCAATGCGAGCAGCGGCAACACCAGTGCCGTTAGAACCATCAACTCCATCACGCCCAGGAACACCATCTCGTCCTGCTGGCCCCGTTGCTCCTGCTGGCCCTTGCTTACCATCTCTTCCATCTTTGCCATTCTTGCCATCCTGACCATCTTGTACAGAGGCAACTTTGCTCTGAATCTCGCCATTCAACTGAGCAAACTTTTGCTCCATGTCTGACTTGATCTTCTTCAAGCCTTGAATAACAAGTTCAGCACCCTTGCCAATAGACTCGCTCTTGGCCTTGGCAATCTTCTCTGCGGCAGACTGTTGCAAAGCAGTAATGATCTCCATCTGCTGTTCAGCAGAGATTCCATCAATTCCTAGCTTACGCTCAAGGTCAGCAATGTCCATTTAGGTCAATTCCCTGGAAAGACGATTAAGAAACTCATCTTCAACGCTCGACATTTTGCCCTTCTTGTCAGCCATTTGCAACTCGACAATCTTGGACTTGTTCTTAATGTCAGCTTCTTTGAGCATCAATTCAGCAATCTTAACCCGCTTGTCAAACTCTTTTGAACCAGCATCATCTTCATTTGGCAAGTTCTTGGTCATTGCCGCCATGTTCTTGGCTTGTACTTCTTGAGGCATCAACTGAGCTTCAATAGACAACTTCTGAGCTTCTGCACGATTCTGTTCAGCTTGAGTCGTATTGACTGCAATCTGAGCTTGGGCAGCTTGCATAGCCAACTGCTGTTGCATTTGTTGCATTTGTGCTGCTTGTGGATCAGGTTGGCTCATCTTGTCCAACTGTTCCATGAGTTCATAGCGGTTGGTCAGTGAAGAATTAGCCAAAACACCCTTCAGAATTAATGGCAACACAGGGGTGTTGGGGCCAAGGGTCTGGAGCAAACCAATAAACATTTGTTGTTCATGCTCACGGGCAATGATGCCCAAAGTGGCAGTCGGAATGAAAGTCATGTCCACAGAGGGGTAACGCTCTGGGTCAAACTGCATATACCGGAAAGCCGCTTTCTGGATGAATGGAATCAGGAAGTCTTCTTGGAAGTTCACCAGAGTACGCTTGTACTTCTTGATGATGGTGGCAACTGCCATAGACATACCGCCTTGGCCCATGTCTCTAGCACCAGCACTGACCATGCCTTGAGAATCCAAAGTTCCCGTGGATTGCAGGAGCATTCGCTCGAAATCCTTGGCAGTGGTTAGGTTGTTGCCATCAGTCTGCCCAAACTTGAAGGGATAGAGAATCTCTGAAGGTGCGCCATTGGTGAGAATAGCCTTTCCAGGCTTGACTTCAAACTTAGCACCACGGGGAAGACGGGTTGCATCCATTGCAATCATGGGGCTGGTGGTCAGCGCCAATGAATCCAAGTGAGAACGAATCTGAGCATCAATAGCCTTTTGCATATTGAAGGCTTTTTCCACTGTGCCACGACCAAGCAGACGATTGGGAACAGTGTCATCTTGGTAGGTCAGAACAGGACGATCCTTCATCATGTAAGGATTTGCCTCTGCTTTGAGCAACTGCCCATCGTTGGCAATCACGACAATGGCCTCAACCATGTCTGAATATTCTTCAGCAGCGGAACTCTCAGGGAACAAATCAACAATATTCTTGTTCTCTTCAAGGTTCTCTAGGTACTCACGGGGAACCAAACCATAGTATGTAAGCAAAAGCACCTTTTCATCCTGATACTGGCTCACCTCTTGAGTGGGTTCTAGATCAGTATCTTCATAGGTGGGCGTAATGTCTACTTTGCGGTAGATTCCACGCTCAATGCCTTCAACAATCTTGTGAATAGAGATGTACTTCTCAATTGCCACGCCCATGCAGTCATCAACTGAAGTTCCATTGGGGTCAAAAAGGAAGTTCTTTGGATTTACAGGTGAAATCTTGACTGAAATGCGATCTTTTTCCACTACCCCAATGGCGGCTTGGCCCATTTGCCCAGGAATCGCTTGGGTAGAGGGTACAAACTGCTTTTCAGTCTTAACGACAATCTCGCCAATGCCTGTGCCGTAGATTTCTGCCATCAATTCAATGGCATCAATGGATTTACGAATCTTGTCCCGCTTGAAATCCTCCATCAACTGAGCTTTTAGGACTCCAACATCGATGGGGTTGTTGTTCACATCCCGAATGTCATCTTGAATGTCAAAGAACTCGCCTTGACCAAAGATAGCTTCCATGATCTCAGCATGGCGAGTCTCTACAGCTTGTTGGGTGGCAGGGGTTACGATGCGGGAACGCTCAGACTCACGGGTCTTGTCTTCAGATGCCCACTGTCCACGAAAGATGCGCTCGTACTCAAGCCAATCGGGCAAGAAGTTGGTATCTCTGTAGTCACGCCAGCGGTTGCAATGGTCAGTAACAAAATCAGTCAG